GGACGTTGCTTCCAGTATTCCTCAAGATAATACCGTCTCACGTCCTTATTTGCAGAAGAATGTACAGAAGAATCAGTTGTAATGCCCGTGCTGGAATTCTTGTTGGCTATCGCAAAGCCGTTTTCCGAACGAACGGGGCCAGAAAAAGTGGTGTTAGCCATATGGCTACCTCCTTACAAAGGGTTTGCCCTAGAGTCTTCGTAAGAGTCCGCTGGGTCGGTCGCTAGGGCTTTCAATCCCAGAAGTAATAGGGGAGAAGTTTCCTCCTCCCCTATTTTTTTCACCTATGCTCCAGGCGAGCCGTAAATTCCACGCCAGTCAGACCAACCAAAGCTGTACCGTTCGCGCGCTTTATACCTAACATTTCCGGTATCGAAGTCACCTTCCATATTAGTGCGAAGAGGCGCACGTTGGAACATCTTAAGGCCGTTCGGGGCGTCCGTCTTAATAAACCAAGCATCCGTATCTGTAAGGAAGTGGTTAACGGCATAGCCTTCGGGCAGCATTCCCATGCTGCGCATTGCATTAATGTCGTTATCCGCTGTCCCTACGCGATAGGGAGTAGCCAAAAGACGTTCTGCCACAAACTGGAGTTGTGGTGGAACCACCAGCTTACGACCCATGACCGCAGTTTTAAGACCACGTTCGTCCTTAAACTGAGTTGCAATATCAATCAACCCGTTTTCAAGACTAGTCTCGTTCAAATCGGCTGCGGTTGAGGGCTCATTACGAAGGCTTCCCGCACTAACCGTTGGATGGGCGGTATCCATAAGGGGTTGCCCATCGCCACCGGTATAGCTGCTTGAAAACCCATTGTTAAGGATATTAGCGCCCTTAACTTGTTTCGTATGGGCCATGCTACGTGCCAAAGCTTTCGTATACCGAGACGAAAGACGATCATAAAGATTATCCTCCACTGCTTCCTCGGTAATAGAAAAGGCTAGAGCAATAGTTTCGTGGGTGTACCGAGCAGTAAAGGTTTCCTGTGCTGTGTCGTAAACAACAGCGGAACCTTCAGCTTTTGCTTGTGCAGCCGCAAAACCAGAGAGCATCACCTCTTCTTCAAAGGCCCGGTCGGAATTTTCGGAATCGAAAATTTCGAGATGCTCGTTGTCGTAGCGATCGTATTCCAGGCCAAACAAGGCATTTAGTCCTGGCTCTAGCTCCTTAACTAGTTGAGCGCGACTTATAGCCATTTTTCAGCCCTCCTACGTGCCAGTAGCCGTCTTGTAAGCATGCTCGTTAAAGATCACATACCAATTAGAGTTTGCTGAAGCAGCATCACTATTGTCAGGATCTTTACTTATGCCTACAAGACGCATCTGAGCGGTTCCTGAACCGGTAACGGTCCCTGAAAGTTCAGTCGTCGACTGACCAGTAATGGTACTGCCAGTTACACCGGCTGTATCAAGATTACCGCCAATTGCTGTTTTTGCAATAGTGCCAGCCGTCTGAGCTTCAAAGGTCATATCCGGATCATCAAACACAAAGGCAACAATATCCGAAGCAGACACGCTACCGGCATAATAGTTGCTCCATGTGGGTTTCTTCGAAGTTGGGTCCGTATAAAAACAACCATTAAATACGCCAACGGTATCAACAGCCGTAGCCGTACCAATGATAACCGATCCACTAGTGGCCATAATAACCAAAGAACCTTGATAGATCGGTCCCGTGGCTCCAGACGCAATAGTGTATTCGTTGGTTGCGTTGTTAAACGGCATACTTCCCAACTGACGAACGGGCCTAAGCCCGAAAGCTGCATCAATATTTGCCATGATGCTTCTTGCTCCTTATCAGTTTAAAGTTTCCAAAATTTCAGCATGCGTCCAGCTTCCTTAAGACCGGCCATTGCCAAAAGTGACTTGTGAATGCCTATCCTTACTTATTGGCATTGATGGATGTTGTTCCCTCATCAGATCGTTATCAACTGCTTCCATCTGAGAACGAGCCTCATTAGAGAAGTATTCTTCGCGGCTATTCGCGAGTTCTTCTGGAACTCGGGCCAGCAATAAGCCCCCCACACCAATAACTCCAGCATGCTTGCCGTCGTCTACAGTGGGGGAATTCCAACCGGGATATTCATCAGCACGAACTAATTCATAACCATTGTTTAGTCGGCCAACAACATTTTTCCGGTCTTCTTGCCCTACAAATTCAGCCCGTATCCACCTATGGCGATAACCATTGGGAGGCGGAGGAGCGTCTAAAGCGGAAGGCGGAACATACTGCTTCGGGCTTTCCTTCTTTGCACGAACCTGCTCGTTTCGTGAAGTTTTATCAACCATCAATTTACCTCCTTACACCTAATGTGTAAGTCTAAGTTTTTGCACTGCGTAGTCTTTTTCAGAAACACCCAGTCGCTTAGCGATATCGCGCTCGCTACTGGTAAGGCGTACGGATTTAGGGCGCCCAGAATTCGGCTTCCTCGTAGCGGAAGCTACCGACTGAGCGGGTCGAGGGTCAACGCTTTGACCGTTGTACTTATGAGGAAAGGCTTCCTTCATCCTACGATCAATTTCTACATAGTAATCGTCTTCAGTACCTGAGTATCCATCCCGTTCTGTTAACGTTCTATGAAAACCAAGGGCCGAATACGTCATGGCTTCATCATCTCCAAACCATGTATTATCTTCAGCCCATTGCTTTGCTTTAGGATGAATTTGCGCAACAAGGTCAGGTTCCTTAGGTTTTTGTTCAGAAGGTTGTACTTCTTTAGGTTTATTTGCTTCGGCCTGTTGCTGTAATTGTTGAGCCCATGTAACTCGTTCTTTTTGAGCGCTCAATGCTG